GTTTAAGCACTCGGTTGCGCCAAATGGACCCGTTTGTGCTAAGGCGTGGGCTTATTTGCCAGACACAATTTTACAAGCAGCAGAACGGCTTAAAAACGCTCAAATCGAGAATAGTGATGCGATTGAGCTTATCAGGAAATTTAACGATAAGGAGACGCTAATATACATAGACCCGCCTTATCCGCTAAGTACACGAAAGAATTATTTGTACCGGCACGAAATGACAGACGCGGATCATGTACGACTTTTAGATGCCGTTATTGACAGTAAAAGCATGATTGTTTTGTCGGGCTATGATTGTGAGTTATACAACGACAGGTTGGCCGGATGGCAAAGGTATAGCAAAAAACAGAACGTCGAAGCAGCACAGACAAGAACGGAAACGCTTTGGATGAACTTCCGGCCGGAAATGACGATTGATGAATTGGAGATGATGACATGAAGCACTTAGGCGACATAACAAAGATAAACGGTGCGGAGATAGAGGAATTTCCGATAGCGGTGACAAAATATAGGCTTGGGGAGGCAGGAGCGGAATTATGAAAATAGCTTGGTTTAGTACAGGAGTGTCGTCTTTCGTTGCGTGCCGCCTGACATCCGATATAGACAAGATTTTGTATACCCATATCGACGACCAGCACGAAGATGGTCTGCGGTTTTTGGCGGATTGTGAAGCGGCTCTTGGGCGGGAAATTGAAATCCTCCAGAGCGAAAAATATTCTTGTGTTGCTGATGTTTTGCAAGACAAAAGGTTTATCAACTCTGCCTACGGTGCGCCGTGTACCCTGCATCTTAAAAAGAGAGTGAGGCAAATGTGGGAAAGAGAATACGGCATAGGACACACCTACATATGGGGATATGATGTCACCGAGAAACATCGTGCTGATAGGCTTGTTGAGATGATGCCAGAATTCAATCACGAATTTCCGCTCATTGAAAAAGGACTAACAAAAGCGGATTGTCATGGATTGCTAAAATCGTTGGGTATCAAGCGTCCTGCTATGTATGACATGGGATATCCGAACAATAATTGCATCGGGTGTGTTAAGGGAGGTATGGGATATTGGAATAAAATTCGCGTGGATTTTCCGGATGTATTTAAAAGACGCGCAGAGATGGAGCGTGCTATTGGGCATAGTTGCATCAAAGATATTTTTCTAGATGAACTTGATCCAGATGCAGGGCGTGAACAAAAAGTGATTTTAGAAGAATGTGGGATTGTGTGCGAGATTGCTGCTGCCGCAGGTAGAAATTTGAGTGGTTATTTCCAAAATGGGAAAGACCAGAGGGAGGACGATATGACAGTATGCAAAAGCGTTGTATGTGATGTGTGTGGCTATAGGCAAGATTTTCAAGACGATTTGCGCGTAAGTTTTTCAAACAGCGATGCAAGAAGCGAGGGGTGGGAAATGGGGCAACAAGAAAAATGCAAGTACTGCAAGGCGAGAGAAAATAAAATGCGGTCAAAATTAAGTAAAGATTTGGAGGACTAAAAATGAAAGAATTAAAAACGTGCCCGTTTTGCAGGGGTGAGGAAATACAGTACTCGGAGGATTTTGGAGGTATGTGTTGTCTTGGATGCGCTGCGTACATCGGAACTTTAGGAACCGAAGACGAAGCTATCGAAGCGTGGAACACTCGCGCGGATGGGTGGATTCCAGTGTCGGAGAGGTTGCCGGAGGATGATAAAGCTTATTTTGTGACAGTGCGTGTAGTGTCAGACAATACAACATATAGATGCCTTGCAAATTATGATGTGCGTGTATCTGCTTGGCTACAAGACGGGAAGGTGGTTGTATATGGAGTTGTTGCTTGGCGGCCGCTGCCGGAACCGTATGAGGGGAAACCATGATTTGTAGGAGGTTGAATGTGAAAAAATTAAGTGATGCCGCTAAAAGATATTTTCCTGTCGCCGAGTATTACAGAGACGCGCTTGCACTGGGGGCAGAAAGCACCCAAAAATGCATTGAACTTGAAATGATAAGCGGATATAGCGTGGACAAATTGAAAGATTTGTTCTTACGAGGTTGGACACTAAGTCCACCAGAATCCGCAAGCGTTGAACAAATAATCAACGCCATCAAACAATAATTTAGGAGGCTGTATGTTCATAGAATTTTTAGCAGAGAAGGCAATAGCGAGGTTGGAAGTGGTGGTCGGATGGCTTGAATATACACTTGAATTCCTTTCGGAGGTTGTGCTGCCGGTATTGGCTATTACTTTCGCATTGGTAGGACCTTTGCTACTTATCGCGTATGTTTCAAAATGGTTTTGGTTCCTGTATCTTTTGGAACTGGTGGTTTTTGCAGCTTGGAAGATGAGAAAGGCATATCGGGAGTGGTCGAGAGAAAGGGAGGGATAGATAATGAACAGATTTGAATATTTGAAAAATGAGAATGTTGATTCTGCTGGGTTTGTAGGGTTAGGAAACAAGATACGTGAGTGGGGACCATCCAACGACGATGAATTAAAAAGGTCAGCGAAAGCCATAATTGAATACCTGTCTGAAGAAGTGCCCGAGTTGATTGCACTTACACCAGAGCAAAAAAGGGCGGTTAGGTGGTTGATTGAGGGTGGGTATACTCATGTGGAAGTAGATGACTACACGGTTTGTGCGGGTACATCAACAACGACTATCAATACATTCAATCCTGCACATTTTGTGTGGAGGTGTTTTAAGGATATGCAGATAGAGCATGATAAACGGATTGAATTGAACTCACTATTGGAGGGCTGACATGGAGCGGAAAATAGACCAGTACGAAATAGAGGCGCGGAGGGAAAAGGAGCAGTCTGATGTAGCACGGGCAAGAGCGCATATATCACGATACAAAAAAATGCTTCCGTATGTGCGGCAACTCGAAAACGATATCGAGGTCTTGACCTCTAAAATCGAAAAGAGTACACAGATGCCGCGCGGTATGGTTGTACAGTCTAATCCGCTCATGACGATAGATGATTTGATTTTGCGACTGACTGACCTGCGAGGGCAATACGAAAAGGAGTGGGCGGTGGCAGAAAGTGTTTGTAATGCGATAGAAATTATCATTAACAGAATTCCGGAAGTGAAGGGGCAGGAGATGGACAAGAAGGTTTTGAAAAAACACTACATCGCCGAAAAGAAGCTATATGAAATCGCAGGGGAGGAAAAATACAGTGATAGCTCAATTGATTTGTTTGTTCGTCGCGGTCTTCTGAAATATGCGAAAGTAATGAATTTGTGAAAGATTGTGCTCCATTGTGCTTTTTTTCTTAGTATTATGGTAGCATAATTCATTTGTTTTTCTTCCACTTCGAAAGCGTCTCGCAGAAATGCGGGGCGTTTTTATTTTGCAGAAAAGGCGGTTGTATGGAAAGAGAATTTCTTCTTTGGCTTAGAAAAAAGATAGCAGAAAAAGAGATAGGCGATTTTTACCGATTGTCACAATGGAAAACAGTGCGCAGAAAAACCCTCGAAGCGGATAAACGCGAATGCCAACACTGTAAAGCGAAAGGTTTTTATTCACCAGCAGAAGTGGTGCATCACGTTCGGCATTTGGAAGACTATCCCGAATTGGGGCTTGATGCTGAGTATGAGGAAAACGGACAGAAACACAGAAACCTTATAAGCTTATGCAGGGATTGCCACGAGAGAGAGCATGGTCGAAATTTCGGAGGCACAAAAAAGAGGGAACCGTTGACGCCAGAGCGATGGTAATACCCCCGGTGGAAAGTTTTGCGTTTTAAGCTGGGGGAATTCTGCCGTAGGGGGTAACGGAAAAGAAATATCTTCGCGCGCACGCGTGAGAAATTTTAGAATCGAGGTAGAGGGAATGGCGGCGAGAAAGAAAAAGTCGGGCATGAGGTCGGGCGACACAGAGCGGAATCATGAGCTTGTGCGAAAATCTTTGCTCGCGCAGTTGGCAGCGATGGGTGCTGACCGCGAGTGCTTCATATCTCTGGTAAACGACTATATGCACCTCTGGGATATCAAGGAAGATTTGATAAAGGATATCGAGGTTCGGAGCGTCATGTATGAAGACGTTTCGGCGGTTGGGGTTACGATGATGAAAAATAATCCGTCGACAAAAGAATTGGTGATGGTAAGCAAGCAGATGTTACAAATCCTGAAAGACTTGCGACTAACGACGGACATGGCGGCAACAGGTGGTGGTGACGGGGATGGCGCGGAGGAATTATAAACACCACGAATTTATTGACACCTACATGAAGGCGGTTTTGACCGGAAAAGTAAAATCGGGCAAGCGGCTCAAAAAAGCAATGAAGCTTGTTGATACAAAATTATCGAAACCCGATGTTTTTATAGATTCGGAGAAAATCTACAAGGCAAAAGAACTCATAGAGAAATACTTTGAAATGACGCTGTTTCCGTGGGAGTTGTTTGTTCTGGCTTTGGTGCATTGCTACTACAAAAAAAGCGATACGGTTATATTCCGTGAATTTTTAATAGTGATGGGTAGGGGCAACGGAAAGAACGGATTCATTTCTGGCTTAGCTTGGTATTTGACGACGCCGAACCATGGAGTGGCCGGATACAATGTGGACATTATCGCAAACTCGGAAGATCAGGCAAAAACGAGCTTCGGCGATATTTACGAAATGCTTGATAGGACTTGGACGAAAACGAAAAAGTTTTACTACAAGTCAAAGGTACTTATCGAATCGCTGAAAACAAAGTCGTACATCCAATACAACACGTCGAACGCGCGAACCAAAGATGGTAAGCGCTCGGCGTGTTTAATATTTGACGAAGAACATGAGTACGAAAACGAGGACAACATAAAAGTTTTTTCCTCCGGTTTTGGAAAGAGAAAGCATAGTCGCAAGTTTAAGATCACGACGCAGGGCTATGTAAGGGATGGCGTTCTGGATTCTGATTTGCGTGTGGCTGACGATATTTTAGACGAGAAGATAAAAGACCTTTCGATTTTGCCGCTGATTTATGAGATAGATGAAAAGGCGCAGGCGAAGAATAAAAAGTGTTGGGAAATGGCGAATCCTTCCTTGCCGTATTTGCCGGAACTGAAAAAAGAACTCGAAGCGGCACTGATTGAATCGGAATATAAAACTTCGGTTGAAGAAGATTTTTACACAAAACGAATGAACTACCCTCTCGAAAGAAGAGAAACGGCGGTAACGGATTGGGAGAATCTGATGGCGGCGAGTACACCCGTACCTTTAGAGGACATGAAAGGGTGGGATTGTGTTTGCGGTATCGATTTTGCGTTATTGTCGGATATGGCAAGCATAGGGCTTTTGTTCAGGGATGGAGATAAAAGGTACTGGATTCAGCACAGTTGGATAAGTAGACAATCAAAAAGCTTTAAGCTTATCAACTGGCCGGAACAAAAACTAATAAAAGACGACGTGACATTTTTGGATGAACCGCAGATAAACCCGCTTTTAATGATTGAATGGCTGCAGAAGAAAATGGAAGATTATAACATATTGACTGTGTCGATTGATTTGGCGCGGTTTTCTCTTGTGCGCGAACTCCTTGAGGGCATTGGGTTTTCGCAGGCAGATAAAACAATTTGGATTGTAAGACCTTTGGGAATCGCGACAGTAGCGACAATGATTGATTACTGGTTTTCCACCGGTCTTATCGCGTGGGGTGGCGGTGCTTTGATGCGCTGGGCTGCGAATAATGTAAAGAAAGTGCCGATGAAAGAAAACGGAAATTTTAAGTACGGAAAGATTGAAGAAAAGTCGCGAAAGACTGACCCCTTTATGGCTTTTGCTCATGCGGCGGTAAAGGATGATTTGTTAGATGGCGAGAACGGTAACACATACGAATATATGCCGGTGATGTTTTTTTGAGGAGGTGATGAAGTGGGATTGGTGAATTTTGTAAAAGAAAGATTGAACGGTCGCGAAATCGTATCGTCCGATGATGCTTGCGCGATGGAAAGAATCACTGCCGACGTATTTACTCGTGAATTGGCATTTCGTACCGCTGTAAATTTAGTTGCAAGGGCTGTTTCGAAGTGTGAATTCAAAACGTATCAGGACGGTAAGGAGATAAAAGGTTCTGAATATTATCGGTGGAACGTAGAGCCGAACATGAACCAAAACAGCAGCGTTTTTCTTACGAAGCTAATAACGAAGCTTTACGAGAATAACGAAGCACTTGTGATTGTGATAGATAGCGAGTTGACAGGAAAACAGAATCTTCTCGTGGCGGATTCATACAGCGTTGAAAAATTTGCGTTGCGTGAATATTTGTTCACAGGCGTGATGGTTGATGGTCTTGCGTTTAACCGTTCTTTCCGGCAATCAGAAGTTTTCTATTTCCGATTGAATAATGAAAACGTAAAAAGATATCTCGACGGCTTGCAGGTTGGGTATGGCGAACTTATTGAGTATGCAAAAAAAGCTTACAAAAAATCGCGTGGGATGCGCGGTATCTTCACGGCGAACAGAAAACCGACAGGGAATTTAGAAAACGAACAAACGTTCGCAAATCTTATGAAAGCACGTTGGCGAGATTTTTTTGAAAATGATAATGCGGTTATGTCCATAACAACCGGAGAAACATATACGGATATTGGTTCAAAAACATATTCTTCAGACAGCACAAGAGATATTCGAAATCTGATTGATGATAATTTCGTTTTCGCGGCTCGTGCGATTGGTTTTCCGCCATCTTTGATTTTGGGGGATGTCGCGGATGTTTCAAACTTAGTTGATAGTTTTTTGACGTTTTGCATTGACCCTCTGTGCGACATGATAAGCGAGGAAATCACCCGAAAAAAATATGGCGAAAAAAGTGTCCTAAACGGAAGCCGGTTGGTGATTGATACCAAAACAATGAAGCATATTGACTTGTTGAGCGTGGCAAACTCAATTGATAAGCTGATTGCTTCCGGTGTGTGGAGTATAAACGAAATTCGTAAATACACAGGCGAGGAAAGAATCGAAGAAGATTGGGCAGACAAGCATTGGATAACAAAAAATTATGAAGAAGTGCAAAAAGCACAGAAAGCAGGTGAAAGATGAAAAAGCCGGTGAAATATTATTCTTTGGCGGTGTCGGCGCGAGAAGCCGACATTTTTATTTTCGGGGATATTGTAGACCCGATAGAAGAGGCTCTTTGGCGTGAGTGGTATGGAGACGAATCAAGTGTATCGGGATTGTCTATGACGAAAGACATTAACGCTTTGGACGTGGACGTTATAAATGTACACATAAATAGCTATGGCGGTGTGGTATCGGAGGGTTTTGCAATTTATAATGCCCTGTCGATTCATCCGGCAAAAATCCGCACATATTGCGATGGATTCGCGTGTTCTGCGGCGGCGAATGTTTTCATGGCAGGAGATGAGCGAATTATGGGAAATCCGAGCGCGCTGATGTACCACAACGCATGGACATACGCGAGGGGTAATGCGGATGATTTGGAAAAAGTCGTTGAGGAACTTCGGAAACTTTCAAAAATTGCGGCTGATGCGTATGCGTCGAAGCTCGCGATTTCGAGAGAAGACCTTGACGATATTTTGAAGAATGAAACTTGGCTCGACCCTGCGGAGGCTTTGGAAAAAGGCTTTGCAACTGCAATCGCAGAGGCGAGCGAGCAAGAAAATTCTGTGGCGGCGAGTGCAATGCAAGCGGTGATTAGCAGGGTTTTGCAAAAGCCTACAGGCGACACAATAAAAAATGTTGTGTTAGAGATAGACGGAAAGCCAGTGGCGGACAATATTGCAAAATTGGTAAAAGCAATTGAGGAGATGAAAGACTCCTTTTTTAATGCCCCGAAAGTGGGCGGGAATGGTTCTCCGCAGGAAAAAATACCTGCTGTGAATAAATTAAATTTTTTTGAGGCTATTAAAGCCAGGGAGGTAAAGAATGATTAGAAATACTGATGTAGTAGCGTCCGAAATGGCGCAAAGAGCTACGGCTTTGATGGCTTCCATCAAGGACGCAGAGAATGACGAAAAGAAGATTGAAGAGGCGTTCGCCGCGTTTGGTGTGGCGTTGTCCGAATCCATCGCACAAGAAGCGAGAACCGGACAAATGGATTCTCAAATTCTTTCCGGCAGGAATGTAAGACAATTGACTTCGGAGGAGACAGAATTCTATCAGAAAACAATAGATGCCATGCGCTCTCCGAATCCGCAGCAGGCATTTGCAGGTATGGACGTTGTGATGCCAAAAACAACTATCGATGAGATTTTTGACGATTTGGTTCTCGACCATCCACTTTTGGATGTAATCGACTTCCAAAATGCAACAGCCGTTACAGAGTGGCTTATGAACACTCATGATAACAGTCAACTTGCGACATGGAGCGAGTTGTGTGCGGAGATTGTGAAAGAGATTACATCCGGCTTTAAGAAGGTGAATCTTGAGCAAAACAAGCTTTCTGCCTTTATCCCGATTTGCAAAGCTATGCTTGACTTGGGACCCGTGTGGATGGACCGTTATGTTCGCGCGATTCTTTCGGAGGCACTTTACTGCGGCTTGGAAAACGGAATTATCAACGGAAG